CTTTTTCCCCCTGCTTGTTCTTGACCATTTTAAGTCCACCACCACCCATGCGTTTTTCAGCATCTGGGTAAGGTATTTTTTTTCCATTCATCTTTGGCATAATCTTCTCCTCAAGTTACCAGTAACTTATTGACCGCCTTTTTCTTTTAGAATAATGCCAGCAGCAACCGTTACTGCTGCTGCGATCATAAGCCAAACGGCTATAGAGGGAACAACAGACGAAACAACAATGGCACCAACACCAACAGCTAACCAGCTAGTAGGCTCAACAATACGAGATTTGATCCAGTTCATAATTTCCTCCTAAGAAACAGTTACCGTTACATCACCAACAGAACCCCCCAGAGACAGGCTATCAGTACCGTCAGGCGCAGTACCGCCATCTCCTACGGGGTTCCACCCAAAAAAGTCTCTGCTTGCCTCTAGCCCTTTATCGGGTCGAGGATCACGCAAGGACTGAGGGTCAAAAACCTTAATCCTGCCCAGAAAATTTTGAGGCTGGTCTGGGTCAACCACATCTCGCCCCACTCGAAGCCCAGTCCTCACACCGTTCTGAACTTCATAAACAAGCTCTTTTAAAGGATACCGAAAACCTGTGCGGTCACAATACCCAAAGGCATAATTTTCTTTTGCGTATGGTCCGCTCATAACGAGTAATAATCCATTTGAGGTGTAAAAGAATACGACGCTTTTTCACGATCTTCCTGTGCCGCCAATTCAAATTGTTCATCATATACAGACTTTAATAACTGTATTCTTTGTGCGGCCTCTGGACGCTTCATAGCTATATGATACGCCAACCCCGCAACCATACAGGGAAGAAACCTAGCAGGAATATCTGCGTTGTTGCTGGACTTTGCTCCAGTATCTTCAATACGTCGCAACCTAAAATAACGAACAAAGTCACCGTTATAAGTGCTACTGGGTGTAGGCCAGACAGTAATAGTTGGGGCATCCCGCAAACGATTAATATATATTTGCGTAGGTTTACCCTTGGTCAATTTGTTTGTTATTTGAGAATAGGTACTTACAGACATTCTGTATAATGCAGTATCTGTTTGGTTTGTTGTCCCACTGTCAGTTCTAAGAGTGTGTTCCAAAAGATCAATGGTGTCGCTTGGAAGTGTGTATGTTGCAGTATCAGTTACTAATGTTACGCTGCCTTCTTCAACAAGCCACAGATTAATTCCACGGTTAGCCCATTCCAAACCCATTAGATTAAGGCTACGTCTTGCAGTAGCGAGATCATATCCACTACGCATTTCCAGACCAGCCCGTTCATAAGCTTCTTCACAAAGCTCGGCTATGTCGAGATTAAATGTAGCTGTCCCACTTACTGCCATTGACTATATCCTTTTGCCCTTAACGGCATTAATCCATTCTTGGGGGCTTTGCTCCCTGTATCGGTCGAGCTTTTCTTATGGCCCGACTTTTCGGTATTGCAACGCCGCCCATGTTTGTAAGAAATTCTTGCGCCTGACGGGACTGAAGAATGCCCTCAAGAATACCCCTGTCTTCCTCAGTAGCAATTCCTTTGGCAAACTCGCCAATTTGTGCCAGCCGTTTTTCAAAGCCAGCTTGACCGCCCAAAACATCTTCGGCAACACCGCCACTCGCCATCTTCATTTTTTTACGCTGATCCTGTGTCTTCATGATATGTTTTCCTCTTCTCTTTTTTTGCGACGGGCGCGGTCTTTCATAATTAAACCGGGAGCAAGACCAAACATAAACCCTCGGTTTTCCTTTCCAAGCTTGTCATAAAGCATCGCTGCTGGAGAAACTGCTTTCAGCAATCCCCCAAGGTCTTTTCCAATAGGCTTTACGTCTTCGGCAACGCCGCCGCCAGCCATTTTCATTTTCTTTTTCTGATCAGAATACTTCATCGTTTGGTTTCCTTTATTGGCTTCGACAATCCCGCGTCATGAACAGGGCGAACTTCCATTAAAACAATTTTTATCAGGTCGTAATTCTTGCTGACTTTTTCATTTGTTTCAGAAACTGACGTTTCTAAAACCGCCACCTTTTTATCCATGTCAACAAGCAACAGAACAACCCAGCCCCCAATAGCCAAGCAACAAGACGTTAGAATTGTAATTACATGCTGCTTCACTTTCTCCTCCGTATGCCTTTGACAGACTTTTGCGATTTAGGAGGAGACTTTTTAGATTTGCCGGGGCCACCCCAAAGTTCTTTATTAGCCCAGTACGCAGCAGACATCTTGCCTTTTTTGATGTTCTTTGCGTGACGAGCCTTAAAACTTTTACGGGCTTCGGGGGAATAGTTGTGCCCCATTGACGAGTCACCATAATGGATAAGCTTGATCTTATCGCCATCCTTGGCAAGAACCATTCCTTTCTTGCCAGAGCGATTAGACCTTTTTGGCTTATTGAACCCCGCAAATTTAGTGCCGCGATATTCTATACCACCGCTGGGCAACCGTTTTACGCCGGGGAACTTCTTTGCCATTATCCGTAACTCTTCTTTCCAGAAATCAAGATGGTATAAGTGTCAGCGCTGGTGTGTCCTACTGTCGTAAACAGCACATCGCCAGTGACACCAGAACCCGCGTTGTTCCAGATACCGCCAAAATCTCTGTAATCATGGTGTCCAGAAGAAGTCTCACCCAGTTCAATAATGAAAGCATTGCTAGTTGCGTCGAAAAGCAACTGCACTTTCATACCAACACACTGCCACCAAATCTGATCGATAGTAAATTTGGTACACGCTTTCTGGGTTACATGCTCTTTTGCAAGCGACGATACATCAATTTTAACCACAGCACTTTCGCCTGTGCCGTCACTAATGTTCGTAAACTTGAAAGCAGCTTCTTTCTGGCCATCAACAATAGTCTGAGTTGTTACTGCATCTGCCACAAGCTTACTCCTTTATTTTCCCCTGCAAAACCAAAGACTTATACTCAGCACTTCCCACAGGAGGGGTGTTTGCAGAAGCAGCTTTTTTCGCAGCAGGTTTAGGAGCGGCTTTTTTAGCCGCTACCTTTCCCTTGGTTTTTGTTGCCATATCTCATCTCCTACCGAGTTTGACAGGTGAATAGATAATCTATTGCCATAGACTTGGTGCCAGTGGCAGAACCAGAAAGTTCCATCGCACCAATCGCAAGATTTTCATTGTCTGGAAGATTTGCAGTGTGCGTAGCAACCAGAAGACGATTAACGAAAAACTCGACCGAGGTTGTACCCTTTACATGAAAGCCAAGGGTTACAGCCGTTCCACTTGCAATGTCGATACCGCTATCAGTGGTCGTAGCCGTTCCGTCTTTTTCAGTAACGCAATCAATATTGCTGTCACCGTCATCTACTTGGAAGACAACGCGATCAGCCGCAGTAAGCATAGCTTCTGGGTTTGTTGCAAAATTTACAGTAAGACCAACACAGATATCCATGTTGCTGCCTTCAGCATCTGTGGGGGTCAACTTGGTTTCAAACCAAATATCCCTGTCAGAAGCCATTGCAAAAATTTCGTTGCCCTGAACAGACGCACCATCGTTGTCAGTGGTTGCCTGACTTGACAGAACCAAAGTTCCGCTTTCAGCGTCAGCACCAAGGGCAGCGGAAGCACTGCTGTCTTTAATAACAGTCCAGTCGCTAGTAGAGTCGAGAGCAATGCCCGTAAAGTCATCCATGTAAACGACATAGTCGGGGCTTGCGGTAATTGGCAGGTTAGAAAACCATTTGCGGTTTCCGTCCTTACCAGCATGAAGGATAGGTCCAGTAAAATGCACAGCCATGTGTATATCTCCTGTCGTGGCTAGTGTCGGCTTACGCCGTCAGGATTTATAAAAAAGGGGAGGGGCAAACCCCTCCCCCCGTTACGGTATTTAGGAGGAACCCGGAGAACCGTAAATTCCGAGTGGGTCAGATACTCCAAAGGAATACCGTTCCCGCGCCTTGTAACGAACATTGCCCGTATCGAAGTCACCGTCCATGCTGGTCTGCATGGGAGTGCGCTCGAAATGCTTCATGCCGTTAGGAACATCAGTAACGATAAAGAAGGCATTGGTATCGGTCAGGTAGTGGTTGACCTCATAACCTTCTGGAATAGAACCATTGCTCCTGATGGCATTGATGTCGTTATCAGCAGTGCCGACTCGAAGCTCCGACTGGAGAATACGAGTAGCAACAAACGTCAACGCAGGAGGAATAATCAACCTACGCGGACGGGCTGCAATAAGAAGACCACGCTCATCAACGTATGCAGCAATATCAATTACTGCATTCTCAAGAGTGGTTTCGTTCAAGTCAGCCGCTGTCGTCGGACGGTTGGAGTTGTTTCCACCTGCAACCGTTGGGTGAGCGGTGTTAAACAGAGTTACACCATCACCAGACTGATAGCTGTCAAACCCGTTATTAAGGGGAGTAACAGCCTTGGTCTGCTTGGTGTAAGCCATGCCGCGAGCGAGAGCCTTGGTATAACGAGCAGAAAGCGAGTCATACAGGTTATCTTCCATTGCTTCTTCAGTAATGGAGAAACCCATAGCCACAGTTTCGTGGTTATACCGAGCCGTAAATGACTCCTGTGCGCTGTCATACGAAATAGCCTCACCCTCAGGTTTAACTGGGGCAGAGCCAAATCCAGACAACTTGACCTCTTCCTCAAAACTACGATCCGAACTTTCGGTTTCGTAGATCATTGTATGCTCGTCTTCATACTTTTCGTATTCAAGACCGAACAGGGCGTTAAGACCCGGAAGAAGCTCTTTGAGGAGTTGTGTTCTTGCAATAGCCATAACTCAATCCTCCTATGCAGAGCCAGTAGTGGACGAATGCTGGTGATAATTAAACTTACACACCAGAATTGGGTAAGTCGTTCCCTTTTCATCGCCTTGATCTCCACCGAGATAATCAATAATCCGAATTGGATTTTGAGCATCAGTGTCGAGTTCGGAGATATCCAGAGCAACACGGCTAATATTCAAAGTGGTATTAGGTGCCGTCTGAACCAAAAGGGTGTTCTTACCATAAATGTCTCCCGTATTAGTGGGGGCACCATCAGCTTGGATGGTGAACAAGACATTCGGATCGTCACACACATACGCCATAGCGTCGGAGGCCACCGTACTTGCTGGCCACTTTTGGCTAAACGTCATTTGGTTTGAATTGGGGTCTGTATATTTACAGCCCATAAAGATACCGACCATATCAATGGCGGTAGAGTCGTCGCCCGTTGCGGACTGCTTCTCAATAGTCGTGGCGGTGCCGCCATCCACTAGCTGAACAATGTCACCTACGCAGATGTCAGTGCCATAGCCTGAGGCTATCGGGTACTGGCGTGAAACTTCTAAAGAACCACTATCCAGACGACCGATGGGACGCAGACCGAAGGGTGCAGCAGTTGAGGACATTTCTGTCTCCTTTTTGCATCTTCAGTTAAAAAAAGCTCATAGGTCTTACTACGAGCGGCCATTTCCGAAACCAACCCGCGTTGTGTTCTCTGGACGGAGAACGGGCATCCGTGGGTCACTTTCTCGTAGATAGCTCTGGTCAACTGCGTCAATTTGCTGCTTGGTTTTGTTAGCGTAATACTGATCCCGCTGCTTCATATTTTCTTCAGCGGTTCGGCAAAGCAACAAACCCCCAACCTCAATAGACCCCTCAAACCTAGAATTATGGTCAGTCAGGATTTGCATCTCAGGATGGTCTTCAACAGGAACAGGCTCCCAACCCTCTCTAAAGCGTTGTGAGACATTCGTGTTGTCCGCCTCCCCCAGAGTGGCAGTGCGTATCCATCGATACACATAACCGTCCACTGGTGTTGGTTCAGGTAGTAATGACGGAGGTGCCCAGCTTTTTTCGCGCTCACTCATCTCACGGGTTTCTCTATCACCCAAGTTGGCGGCGGTTCTGGATTCGCGCTTTTCGCCGTCGAACAATTCGCTGTCCTGTTCTTTATCTTTAGCCATTTGTCTGCTCCTTCAAAAGTTGTCGGGCGTATTGTTCGTTTGTTAACCCAAGCTTCCTAGCGAGGTCTACTTGAGTTTTCGTGAGTCTGGCTCGCGTTGGTTTCTTATTGCTACTACGAGTAGCTGGTGCCACCACGGGGGCTGCTGCTTCTTCTGACTCAACTTCCACCGACAAACCGTCAGCTTCGTCTGACTCACGAACATCAGAAGAAACAGAATTGTTACCACTTCCATTCTGATAATTTTTATTTATTTCGTCAATAGGAAAATGCTTTCGCATTTCTTCATCAATTAACGTGTAATACTCTGATCCATTTGGGTGAACACCTTTTTGCTGGGTCAGTTCATAGTGTAAGCCCATTGCATACGCTGTTAACTTCTGGTCTTTTTGAAACCAAGGATTTTTTCTAATCCAGTCAGCGTCACGTTCAGTTAACGTAATATCTGGCTTCTGTTGCTGCTGTGCAACAGGTTGGGAAGACGGAGTCTCTGTTAAAACCTGTCTTTCATTTATCGCTTCCTGCAACTTCCGCCCGTCAAACATCAACTCGTTAAGCTGTGTCTGGGCAGCAACTATCTCTTCCGCATTTCCTTCATCATATGCCTTGGTCAAAGCCGCCTGTGCCTGAGCAAGATCAGCATCGTTCTTTGCCTTTGTCACATCGAACAACGCACTGTTGCCGCTTTTAAGAAGAGTTTTAAGCTGTTCATTCTCCTGACGAATTGTCTGCGCTACATTAATAGCTTCAGCTTGCATACGCTGTGCTGCCTCAGCTTCACGTCTTTTGTCATGGAACTCACGCTTTAGCTGTCCAATCCTGTCCTGCGCCCGTTTCCCAAGACCCTTGATTTCGTCATCATCGCCCGTCCCCTGCTCACCTTCAGAAGCTACAAAAGGTTTATCTTCCTCAGGGGTATCGTCTACAACCTCAATCTCGAACAGTTCTTCTTGAGGCTCTTCTTTTGCCTGTGCGTTTTCATCAACCATTGTTAAGCCCTCGTGATGCCGCGAGGATCATCCACAACGGCTTCTACATTATCATCGTTAATTAAGCGGAACTCCTTGCCGTGAATACGGATACGGGTTCCCTGAAAAGCGCGGAACAGAATAAAATCCCCTTCCTTGCAATAGGCACCAGACGGAAACTTCTTTTTCCCGTCATAACAATCTGGCCCCATCTTCAGCACAAAACCGACCACGGTCGAGTATTCTTCCAGTTCTCGGACAATGTCGGGTTTAATGATACCGCCTTCCGTGGATTCCTCTACGTCAGGTATCGCTATCAGTATTTTATAACCACAGGGTTCGGGGAGTTGAGAGGCTGTTTCAGGTTCGGGCTGGTCTTTTTTGTTTTCAGTAACAGGTCGTTCTTTCTCTAATGCTTTTGTCATCATAACTTTCCTTGCGAGCAAAGCTCGGTTCGCGCTGAATTGATACAGGCACAGCGGTATCCTGTTTAGTCATCGTCTTGCAGCTTGCTGGAAAGATCAATCAGTTCCCTTTCCACCATAGCTATTCCCTCTATACGTCCGACCATACGGCTGTACTCAGCCATATCTTTTGCACCGCCAGACGCAAGATGGTCTGCCCCGTCATTCATCTGCTCTCTCATGAACTTCTGTAGACGAGTCAATATGTGATCTTCCTGTATACTCACTTTCTGAACCTCCGCGTTTTTTTTGCAATCTTTTTGGGCTGGGCTACATACTGTTTACCTTTTTTTGTGCCTTTTCTTTTTGCCCGTGAGGTAGCCGCGTATTCTTTTGCGCTCAGTCTTTTGATAGCTTTTTCTGGAAGATACCGTTCACCCGTTGCTTTCTTTCCCTGTGTCGATGGCTTGCCCGACTTGGTTCGCCACTTTTGTTTTGTCCATTTTTTCAAGGACTTCTGGGATTTTTTCAACGGCATTACTTTCCAACCTTTTTCATCGCTTGCCTGTGGGCTGCGGTAAAAGTGCTGCCATTCCTCATGGCTTTTCTCATTTCAGCCATGTGCTTCGGCGTGTGGTGAACGGCATGTTTTTTTAAGGTGGCTTGCTGGCGACTCGACAGTTTCCTTGGGGTTTTCTTGGTAGCCATTACCGATACCCCCCTCCAGCTTTCTTGTATTGCGATGCAAGCATCTGGGCTTTTCGTGCCGACCACTGACCCGGCTTCCCGCCCTTGCCTCCTGCCTTGATCTTGTTAAACAGGCGTTTACGCATAGTAGGCTTGGTGTAGTTACCCGCCTCGTTGACTCGTGACTTAGTCTTCTTTTTTGCTGGCATTTTCTGCTGCCTCCACAATGTCTTCTGCAATCTTGGCTCCCAGCTTGGCTCCTTCAATCTTTTCCTTGGAAGAAGTTTCCTTGCTGTCAACAGCGGCTTTCATGCCTTCTGTAGCAATCTTGGCTCCAATCTGGGCACCCGTTGTTTTTTCCTGCGAGGAGATACGGCGGCGTTCCGTCTCTGCTGTAGTCTGGGTCTTGAGAATATCTGCCTCGACACGCATCTGGTCTGCCTTGGCTTTTCGCTCAATATCTGCGGCTTGCAAGCGAAGCTCTTCCTGCTGCATCTGAACAACAGGGTCTTCTGCTTTCTTGCGGTTTTCTTCGGCTTGCGCCTCTGCAATATCCTTTTGCAGCAGCTTGTCTGCGGCTTCGGCAACAAGACCCGCAAGCCTTTGCTCGACATCCCTTGGCAACGGTTCGCCAATCGGAGGAAGCTCGACACCAAGCTGTTCCTCGATTTCTTTCCTGTACTGGAAGGACAGGTGTTCACGCAGATGGGCTTCGAGTGCAGCCTGTATAGCCACAGCGTTAGGCGACTGCTCGACAAGGGCCAGTATCTTCGGGTCTTGCAACGCAGCCATGTGGGTTCGGATGTGTGCCTCGTGATCCTGATAAGCGAAAGCCTTGACGGGCTTCATGTTGATTATGTTCATGTTTTCGCTGACAGGGTCTTCTGGCATGACTTCCGCACCAGCAGGAATAATCTTGTCTACGTTCTGGATGCCCAGCGTTTCCAGCATTTGCTTGTGTAGCTGGGGCAGGTCATACATTTGCGGAGCCTGTTGAGCCAGTTGGAGTGCGGCCTGATACTGCATAATTCTCTGAGCCATTGTCGTTGCGTTTGGATCAGAAACAGGAATAACATCAATGCGGTCATCAAAATCTTTCTTGCGACTGGCATCCTTGTTGACTTCATAGTCATACGCAGCAGGAAGGAAATC